GAATAACCGCAGCGTTCAAATCTAACATGACAGAGAAAATACCTGCGTCATTAAAGTTTTGTACTAAATCAGGATAATACGTTCTAGTAAAGTTAATTAACTCAGTTCTTACTCCTTGAAAATCTCGGACCGTATAAGATATATTCTTTTCTGCCATATACTATTAAATATTGATAATAATAAAATCACTAGATTCAAAAGCCGAATCCGTTATTCTATAATCTATTTTAATTCTTGCTGTGTGTTCTAATTGAGCAATATTGGTTACTCTAAATTCTCTTTCACCATCTCTATTCACCGTATATCCTTTGTCCTCTAACCCTGCAGATGCTGGTTCAACGGTAATGTTGGTCACTTGTAGATTTGGCATGTAATTACCTATTGTATCTCTGATTTCAGATTCGATATCTGAGAACGTTGGTCCGTCTAAAGGTTCAAAAATATATTCATAAAGTCGTGTACCAAAATCAGGTAAAAAATATCTTGACCCTTTTCTGGTTAAAAGTAAATGAACTAAATCAGATCTAATTTCAGCTTCAGTAGAATTTGTCACATCCAAATATCTACCTGTAAATGAATCCACAAAAGGGAAAGAAATACCGTATGTAATACCATTTGCCATATCACATATAAATATAGGTTAGGTTTTTTTTAAGTAAAAATTAGAACAAATAAAAAACCCTCCTTTTTGGGGAGGGTTTTTTTATTAATCTTCGATATCTAAATCAATTCGTTTGTCGGATTTGAATTGTCCGAACATGTCTTCATATCCGTCTGTCATATACGCCTCATCAGAATAATCATGTTTAACTTCGGAATTTAAGATTTTTTCAATTCTTTCAGGATCGTTTTTAAATAATAAAACTCGTCTCTCTTCATATCCTTCACCTCTAGTGTGGTCAGTTACATCAACACCCCAAAACGTTTCACCAGACGATTTGTCTTCATATTCTTTCATGGTAAATTTACCATCTTTGGATTTTTTAACATTACCTGTCTCAGACATATTATTTTTAAGTTGTCTGTTTTTTATATAATCGTATGCCTTTTTGATAACAGCGCCTCCAAGTGCAAGTCCACCTAAAGTTAATAATACACCTTCATTAAGGTTCTTTTTACTTTTTTGTTCTTCTCTTATCACTTTAGCTACGATATTAGCTAAGTCTCTTTCATTAAGTCTTACTACTTTTTTCATAATAATTTTTATTTATAAATATCACGTATAAAAAAAAATCACCAATTTCTCGGTGATTTTTAATTTTTAGGAAGAACATCCAAAACATTCGAAATCCGAATTTTCAGGTTTCTGTGGTAGATTTAAATTATTATATTCAACTTTCGGTGGTTCAGGCGTTACTTTTGGTTTTTGTTTTTTTGAAATGTCCATCGCCAAATGTTTTGCTCCTGTTGAAATTGCCTTGGTTCTAACATAGTAACAAAGTGTTTTCAAACCTCTTTCCCAAGAGTGGAAGTGTGATGAAGTAATCTTTGATAATGTTGGATTAGACATATATATATTCATTGATTGTGATTGGTCAATGAATGGTGCTCTGTCCGCCGCCATATCAATAAGTTGTTTTTGTGATATCTCCCAAATTGTTTTGTATTTAGGTATCAAATGTTCAATTCGTTTAACTTTCTTATTGTAATTTTTATCTTCAGGATCTAAGTAGTTGTTGAAATTAATATTTTGAATCGATCCTTCATTCATAATAATTTCATTTTTTAAGTCCTCAGACCAAATACCAATCTTTTCAAAATCATTGATTAAATATTTGTTGACAATCATAATTTCACCACCAACAACTCTTCTGTTAAAAATCGCAGAATGTGCAGGTTCTGTCATTTCATAAGATCCTGTGATCTTAGCCGAAGATGCCACTGGCATTTGTGCGGTAAATAATGAATTACAAACACCGTGAGATTTAACATTCTCTTTTAACTTATTCCAATCCCACATTCCTGAAAGTTGTGTTTCATCAACGTTCCACATATCAAATTGGAATACTCCTTGTGACATTGGTGACCCTTCAAAATGTGAATATGGTTTATAATCACCGTTTATACATAATTGGTTACTTTCGTAGATAGCGGCATAATAGATAGTTTCAAAGATATCTCTATTTAATTTCTTAGCCTCTTCAGATGTAAAGATATAATCCATCAAATAGAATACGTCCGCCAAACCTTGAGTTCCAATTGCAATTGCTCTTTGTTCTAATCCACCTTTTCTACCTTTTTCAGTTGAGTAGTTGTTAATATCAACAACTTTGTTGAGTGATCTCACAACTTTTCTAACTTCAGTGAATAGAAGTTCAAAATCAAACTTTCCTGACTTAATAAAGTTTTTTAATACCATAGATGATAAGGTACAGATCGCTGTTGTTTCTTCATCAGTGTACTGATAAATCTCATTACAAAGATTTGATTGCTTAATCACACCAATGTTTTGGTGATTGGTTTTCCTATTTGCATTGTCTTTAGAACATAAGTAAGGGACACCAGTCTCAACTTGAGATTCAATAACTTTGGTCCAAATGTCTTGAGCTTTAACTTTCTTACCAAGACCCATAGATACCGCTTGGTTATACACTTCTTCGTATTCATCACCATAACATTCTTGTAATGGTTTTAGTCCAGCTTTCTTGATATCATTAGGACAGAACAAATACCAATCAGTATTTTCTCTTACCGCTCTCATAAAATTATCAGGAATCCAAAGTGCTGTAAATAAATCACGAGCTCTTAATTCTTCAGCACCTGTATTCTTTTTAATATCTAATAAATCAAAGATATCTTTGTGCCAAGGCTCAAGATAAATCGCCGCCGAACCTGGTCTACGTCCTTGTTGGTTGAAGAATCTAAGTGATTCGTTTACAATCTTAAGATATTTCAATAACCCACCTGCATATCCACCTGAACTAGAAATTCTACTTTCTTTACTACGGATGTTAGACATAGAAAGTCCAATACCTGCGGCGTCTGATGAGAATGTAGAGATATCGGTTAAAGTATCTAACAAACCTTTTCTTGAGTCCGCATCATTATAATGAAGTACACAAGATGCCAATTGAGGAACTTTTGTACCTGAATTGATCATAATAGGTGTTGCCTTTGAGATCAATTGTTCAGATAAAGATTTGTAGTATTCAAACGCGTCTGTAATGTTTGAGGTAACCCATAATGCAACTCTCATATACATATGTTGTGGTCTTTCAATCACTTTACCATTTGGTCGTTTCAATAGATACATTTCTTGTAATGATCTCCAAGCGAAGTAATCAAAGTTGTAATCATTTTCGTGATTGATTACTGCGTCAATTGTATCTTCACCATACTCTTTAATGGTCTCAATAAGTTTCTCGTTGATAATCCCATCCTCATAAAGTTGCATCATAGTTTGTGAAAAACTTTCATTTGTTTCTTTATGATATGAAGAAATTGCAACCGATGCTGCTAATCTTGAGTAGTCGTGGTGACTACCAGTATAAGACGCTGCAATCTCGTAAACCAATTTGTCAAGTTCTTTTGTTGTTACCTCACCCTCAGTTGGTACTGAAGTGATAACTTTAATAAAGATCTCGTCTGAATTCACATTCAAACCTTTCGCAGATCGTTTTACTCTGTTGTAAATCTTTTGTGGATTAAATGAGACAACCTCACCACCTCGTTTAATAATTTTTAATGACATAATCTAATATTTAAAAGTCGTCTGTAAATGTTATTGTTTCATTCAGTTTTGCCTTCTGATACTCCATTGTTCTTGATTCAAAGAAGTTACCTTTAGTTTCAACCGCAATTTGTTCCATAAATTTGAATGGTTGTTCAACGTTAAATTCTTTACTACAACCCATTTTAACTAACAATCCGTCAACAACAAACTCAAGATATTGTTTCATTAAGTTTGAGTTCATACCGATCAAAGAAACAGGAAGTGATTCTGTAATGAACTCTTTCTCAATCTCAAGAGCCGATAATAGAATCTCTTTGATTCGTTTTTCAGAAGGTTTATTTTCTAAGTGATTATTCAATAAGTGAATTGCGAAATCACAATGTAAGTTCTCATCTTTAAAAATAAGTGAGTTGGCATTACATAAACCTTGCATAATTCCTCTTGATTTCAACCAGAAAATAGAACAGAATGAACCTGAGAAAAAGATACCTTCAACAGCGGCAAATGCAACTAATCTTTCTGCAAATGATGCCTTTTCAATCCATTCTAATGCCCACTTCGCTTTTTTCTGAACTGCCGGTAATCTATCGATCGCGTTGAAACATTCATCTTTTTCTTTTGGGTTGTTGATGTATGTATCGATCAATAATGAATACATAAGTGAGTGGATGTTTTCCATCGCCAATTGGAACCCGTAAAAGAACTTCGCCTCAGGATATTGTACTTCTCGGTAGAAGTTTTCCGCCAAGTTTTCATTCACAATTCCGTCTGATGCTGCGAAGAATGATAATACATTTTTAACGAAGTATTTCTCATTATCTGTTAATGTTTCCCAATCTCTGATGTCGTTTGTTAAATCCACCTCTTCTGCTGTCCAAAAAGCCGCTTGGTGTTGTTTGTAAAATTCCCATATATCATTGTGTTCAATAGGGAAGATGACGAACCGACCAGGATTTTCTACTAGTATTTTTTCCATTTATTCTAAAATTTATTTATTTGTTAATTTGACTGTGTTTCTCGTTGTTTTCTCTTTTCTAAGAGTTCTTTAACTCGTTGTCTTTGTCTTTCTTCTTTTTGTTCTTCAAGACCTAAGAACGTTGTTGTACTTTCAGTATCTATTTCAATCATTGCATTGTCGAATTTACAATTCTCAAATACAACCCCATCGTCACCAATTCGAGACTTGGTTATTGCAATGGTTGCTAATTTCATTTCTTTTTGTTGTAATGTCTTAGCCACCGATATAATAACGTGTCCTACTTGTGCCTTCTTAATTGATCCCCCCATTTGATCTGTTGTCACAACTTCTGATGAAATTGATGATCGGTTACCTTGTGTTGCTGTCCAACCAACAATATTCATCTCGTGACACATCGCTTCAAATGCTCTCATTACTGACCCTTCACTCTTCCATTCATCACCCAAGTTCTTGTCAGGAACAATACAATCAATATAATCCAAAACAATCATATCTACTTTAATTCCATCAGAAACCATTTTTCTAATTTGGTTTTTGATTTGTAACATCGTCATAGTATCAGATGGTAATTTTTTCAATATTAGTTTATTCGGCATTGATTCTTCAATCTCCCTAACTCTACTCATAACCTCATCTTTTTTCTCTGACAAATCGTCAGGATGGATTTTAGTCCATAAGGTGAAGTGTTTTCTTTGAATTACCTTTGGGTTGTCCTCAAAAAAGATCTGAAGAACATTGAACCCTAAGTTAAATGCGTGGTTTGCCATCTTCGTTAGAACTGTTGACTTACCTACCCCTGTTGGTGCTAAGATAACGCCAATTTCTCCTTTTGCCAAACCACCTTTCAATAATCTATCAATACCAGGTATTCCCATTGGAATTGGGTGTCTGTAATCATCTTCAAGAACTTGGTCTAAGTTTGAGAATACATCTAACATTGACGTATCTTTCGCACCTACTTGTAGTGCTGACTTAACCATTTCCTCTAAGGTGTCGTAGTTTTCAAATTCACCACCATCGATGATCTTTTGAGCTTTTCCCATTACCTTTTGGAGTTCTTGTTGTTTACAGAATTTTAAAGCCTTTTCTTGTACAAAACCTACTCCCTCAATAGGTGCATCCTTAATTTTCTTAATTGTATCTAATACAATCTTAGATGCGATCTCTTGTTGTAATTCTGATTTTGTAATTTGTTCAAGGGTTTCAAATGACGGGGTGTGGTCGTATTT